ATAAATATACAATCATGGTTAACACCAAAGAAAGATGAGGAAAATTGGGAAAGAATTGTCATGAATTTTAATAGGTCAATTAGACACACAATTTATGAAATACTAAATTTTGATTTTATTGACACTAATTTTATAGTTGATACGGATTTAAGAAGTAGTGGACTTTCAGTCAATAAAAGTTCTTTTATGAACTTAGAAATAACTTTCTATATTAAAAATATAAATGATTTCAAATCTCCAATAATTAAAGATTTTGTTAAAACAATTATTGATTTAATTGATTCAGAAAATTTTAAAAACAACAAAAATTTTGTTTTTAACTTAACTAAAACAAACAAAACAAAAGTGAATAATATTTATTTATAAAATTCACAATGCAAGATTTGAAAATTTTAGGTCCAAAAGATTCAGGTAAAGGAATACTGATAGAAATGGATGCGGGATATATCTCACCGACAGAGTCTCGTAACTTGGCGGTAATACAAGAAAGTAAATCGGCTTTAGACTATTCAAAACCTTTTGAGTTCTATGCTGTTTTACAAAAATATAATACACCAAACAGAAATGGTAGAATTTATCCTGAAAAAATATTAAAAAGAGAAGTTGAAAATTATAAAAAAAATTATATATCAAAAGGAACCGCTCTTTCGGAATTAAACCATCCTGAATCATCATTAATTGATTTAGATAGAGTTTCTCACATAATCACTGAAATGTGGTGGGATGGTCATATATTACTTGGTAAATTAAAACTTTTAACATCACCTGGGTTTCACGAAAGAGGAATTGTATCAACAAAAGGAGACCAAGCCGCAAATCTTTTAAGACAAGGTGTTACATTAGGGATATCATCAAGAGGAGTCGGTTCGTTAGTTAAAAAGGGGGAACAAAATGAAGTACAAGAAGATTTTGAACTAATTTGTTTTGACTTAGTATCATCACCATCTACTCCAGGAGCATATCTTTTCCAAGATATGGCTGATAAACACAAGTACGAAGAAAATTTGCAAGAAGAACAATTACAAAAAGCTGAAAGGTCAACAACAAAATCACTTGATTTAATGAAAAAACTTAACGATTATTTATCAAAATAATTTATTATGGAAATGGACGAAAAATATTTTGTTGCAAAAATTCAGTACGATTTACCCGATGAAAATTCAGGTAAAATAAAAAAAGTAAGAGAAGAGAAATTAGTTAAAGGTTACAACGTCACAGATGTTGAGGCTAAAGTAACTAAAGCCTATGAATCGTTCTCTTATGATTGGAGAATTACATCAGTCGCTGAAAGTAAGATTGATGAAATTTTCGAATAAGTATTAATTTTTAAAGTTTATGAAAAAGGAGGGATTACCCTCCTTTTTTATTTTATTTACATTATGTGGTGAATTTTTCTAAAGTACTGAATATTTATCAAAAAATGCAAAAAATGGCAGAAAATAAAAACTTAGTTGAAGAAGCGGTAATCCAATTAAAAAATTTGGAAGAAGCTATCAATGAAAACGCAAAAGAAATACTTGAGTCAACAATGAAGCAAGAAATTAGCGAGCTTGTAAAGGAGTCTTTAAAAGAGGCTGAAGAAGAAGAGGAAACTGAAGATTTTGAAGAAGAATCTGATGAATCGGAAGAAGAAGAATCTGATGAATTTGAAATGGAAGACGAAGAAGGTTCTGAAGAAGAATTTGATGAGTTTGAAATGGATGATGAAGAAGAGTCTGACGAAGAAGGTTTTGAAGATGAAATGGGACAGGATGATGAAGTAATTGATTTTACACAAATGCCTGATTCTGATGAAACTCAAGATTTGTTATTAACAGTTTTCAAAAAAATGAAACCAGAAGATGAAGTCGAAATCCAAAAAGACGGGGAGTATGCACATTTGAAAGACGGTGACGATGAGTACCTTATTCCAATGAACGAATCTCGTGAGGATGATGACGATGACAATGACGACGAAGAATTTGAGTCAGAGTTAGAAGAAACTATCTATGAAATTTCTATGGACGACGAAACAGGTGAAATGGAAGAACAATGGCAAGGTTTGGCCGCTGATATGGCAATTGCCGCAGCACCAGTTATTGCTGACAAAATGTTTGGAGACGATGAAGAAGAAGAATTAGAAGAAACTATTTACGAACTTCACATGGATGGTGAAGATGGTGAAGATGATGATGAACTTCCTTCTCCTCCAAAAGAAGAAAGACCTGGTGGGATGTTTTATGAAAGAGACATGGATGTTGAGTATGAAGAAGATGAAGATGATGATATGGAAGACGGATACGAAGAATTTCCAATGGATGATTTAGAAGAAATGGATTATCAATCTGAAGAATATACAGAAGAAATGATGCATGAGACTACTAAACCAAAAGTTGGTAAGGGTGGTAAAATCGGAAAACCTAAATTTTCATACAAGAAAACTACTGGTGGTTTTAAAGAAAAAATGACAGCCGCTAATCCTACAAAAGGTACAGGTAAACCAAAGTTTGAATACAAAGAATCAACTAAAAAAATGAAGAAAGGTGAATTTAAAGAAGCTTCTCGTACATTAGGTTCAGGTTCAAAATTTAGAAAAGGTGGTCTACCGAAACCAGCCGCTCATTCGGCATTCAATATTAATATTGAAGAACACTATTCTTTGATGGAAGAAGTAGAAATGTTGAGAGCTAAAAATGAAGAGTACAGAAAAGCTTTGAATATTTTCAGAGACAAACTTAACGAAGTTGCTGTATTCAATTCAAATTTAGCGTACACTACAAGATTATTTACTGAACACACAACATCAAAGCAAGAAAAAATAAATGTTTTAAGAAGATTTGATTCTGTAGAAACACTTAAAGAATCTAAAAATCTATATAAAACTATTAAGGACGAACTTTCATCAACTACTAAAGGAAAAATCACTGAGTCAATCGAAAAAGTAATGGACAACGAACCAGTAATTACAGGTTCTGCTCAAAACTTAATTGAATCTAAGACTTACGAAAATCCTCAGTTTATGAGAATGAAGGACTTAATGACAAAAATAATAAAATAAACAATTAATAAAAATCCAAAAATAAAATGGGAGCATTATTAGAATCAGGTCTTGTTGGTAACATCGGTCTTAAGCACCTTAAAGTTATCAAAGAAGATACTATTAACAAATGGGACAAATTAGGGTTCCTTGAAGGTCTTCGTGGCCACCTAAAAGAAAACGTAGCACAATTATATGAGAACCAAGCTTCTCACTTAATCAACGAAGCTACTTCAGACGGAAATTCAGGTTCATTTGAAACTGTTGTTTTCCCGATTATCAGACGTGTATTCTCTAAATTATTAGCGAATGAAATCGTTTCTGTACAAGCGATGAACTTACCAATCGGTAAATTGTTCTTCTTTGTACCAAAAATCCAAGGTTACACTGGTACAACTCAGTTAACTAATGATACTACATCTCCATGGGCTCACAGAGCACCTGTAGGAGCACCTGGTAACTATCCTGGTGACCCAAATGCAGGTTATAATGATGCTGCAGCTTTCACTAAGAATCTTTATGATTTGTATTATGAAGGTAATGAGGCGGCTTTAGACCCACCTGGATTGTATGATTACTCAAAAGGACGTTGGTCAGCGACTACTGCGGCGACTTTCACTCAAGTATGGACAGGACAAAGATTAGTACAATCAGGTTATCCAAGTACTACTTACAGAAAAGTAATCGTTTCTTTATCTGGTTTCAGTACTTCAGGTGAAGGTAGATTAGTTGGTCCTGAAGGTAACCAAATGGATACTGAGGATTTCTTAGCAAGTTTACGTTTAGTTTCTTCAGCAAATACACAAAACCCATTATTGTTCAGAGTTGTTACTCAAGTATACGGTCAAGGTATTGTTAACTACGGTTCACAATCACAAGCTGCTTGGCCAACTCAAGGTAACGGTGGTTACTACAATAACATTTGTAGTGCATCTGGTGTTATCTACTTAGAAGTTGATTTAAGTGTACCTTGTTCTGTAACTGATAACAGTTTAGATGGTTATTCAGGTTCTACATTCGCAGCTGACACAGCCACTGGTTCTATCATTGCGGTTTATAAAATCTATGAAGAACTTGAGTTTGAAGACGCTATCGGTGAAGTTTCTTTTGAATTAGATTCAGTAACTGTTACTGTAACTGAAAGAAAGTTAAGAGCTCAGTGGTCTCCTGAATTGGCTCAAGACGTTGCGGCATTCCACAACATCGATGCTGAGGCTGAATTAACAGCTTTATTATCTGAACAAGTTGCGGCTGAAATCGACCGTGAAATCTTACGTGACTTACGTAAAGGTGCAGCTTGGCAATTACGTTGGGATTACAACGGATGGAAGAGAGGAACTGCAGCTAACCCATTAACTCAGTACACTCAAAAAGACTGGAACCAAACATTGATTACTGCAATCAACCAATTGTCAGCACAAATCCACAAGTCAACACTTCGTGGTGGAGCTAACTGGATTGTTGTATCTTCTGAGGTTTCTGCAATCTTCGATGACTTAGAATACTTCCACGTATCTAACGCTTCTCCTGAGCAAGACCAATACAACATGGGTATTGAGAGAGTTGGTACTTTAGCTGGTCGTTACCAAGTATACCGTGACCCTTACTTCCCGCCAAACCAAGTTTTGATTGGACACAAGGGTACTTCATTACTTGACACTGGTTACGTTTACGCACCATATGTACCTCTACAATTAACTCCAACTATGTACAATCCATTCAACTTCACACCTATCAAAGGTATCATGACACGTTACGCTAAGAAGATGGTTAACAACCGTTTCTACGGACGTATCACAGTTGACGGTGTACGTACATTTGACTTGAGAGAGTTAAGATAATCTATCTTAAACCAAATATAAAAAGGTCAGAGAAATCTGACCTTTTTTATTTATTAAACTATTTATAAAATATTAAATAAAAATTAAGAAATACAATTATGGCAATATTAAGTGCAAATACATTCTATAACTACACTAATGAAAAACAAGGAGCGTTTAATGGAGGTGTTTACTCAGGTAGTACACAAGTTCCACATCCTATTGCGGGTAGTCCGACAAACTCTAATGACATTATAGTTGATTATAGTGCGGTTACTTTAGGAGGATTTAATGGTTTAAATAGTTAACAATTATAATTTAATTGTTAAGATAAACTATTCATTATATTTTCAATCTTAGATGCACTTCCAGAAACTGCACTATTTCTTCTTGACTGAACCGCAACTTTTTTAAGTTCAGATACTGACGTATTACCTTTTTCCACCTCTTCATTAATTGCGTTTGCAAATTTTTGAAAAAATCCTGAGCCATTCCAAGAAGCGTATATAAAGTGGAATAATAACGCGTTACTTTTCATAACAATATTTTTAGCCTCAGGAGATAAGTATTTATCAGCAAGTTTATTAAAATGAGGTTCCATTATTTTAACCACCAGGTCTATTAGTTTTTGTTCTAAATTACCACCTCTATAATAACGTTTCCAAACTCTTCTATTTTTATTCCCATCAATCAAATTCCAAAATTCAACACCGGCATTGCTTGTATTTAATGTTCCTCCGTGTTTCCTATCAATTCCAAACATAGTTTCACCTGAGTCACCCATTCCTGAAGATTTATGCCATTGTGGGTTAAAATATCCACCTTCTAATTTATTAATAACTAATTCAGTCATTTTTTTAAAATCTCCTGATATTGTACCAAATGAATTGTCTGAACCATTATTGGTAGATGTGTCAGATGTATTAGAAGAATCTTTATCATCTTTGTTAATTAATTTACCCCCAATTCTTTTTTTCACCCTATCAAGCATTGCTTGTATGAACGAATCACCAACAATATTACTATCATTTTGTTCAGTGATATTATAATTTACAATTTTTTTTAATTGTTCTTCAGTAACTTTAATTTTCATATCTTATCTCCAAATTTTTCATAGAAATATTTAAGGATTGCAAAATTCATATGAGCGTACCCTTTAGTACAGAATACGTGTCCTGAATAAGAACCTTTATCTTTATTTGAACAGTACCATTCTAATCTTTTTCTTGTTTGTCCATAAAATCCAGTAGTTCCCCAATTTTTTGGGTCACAAACCAAATAAGTATTTGGTCCAAAAGATATTCCTGTTTCGTATGTTGATGGGTCAATTAAACCGACTAATTTTAAACTACTATCTTGAGCATAATTCCATGTTTCTCGTCCACCTTGTGAAAATCCTGCAATAGATGATACCACTCCACCAAATTTTTCTTTTACGTATTTTTTAACGTTGTTTAAATTATTAAAATGGTGAGTAATTACAATTATTTTATTATTACTGTAAGGTCTCAAATAAGGTATGTATTTTTCCATTGCGGAACGATTTGCGGTACCCTTTGAGTATCCTGAAGTATGAGCTCCCCCAAAAAATACGTGTACTTGATTACCTTTATATGAATCAGATTTAATAATCACATATTCATTATCTCCTGTCACTTCTGAATTAGTTTCTGATGGTTTTGTTTGAACTTTTTTAGGGTCTTGAAGTCTCTCCAAAGTTTTTTTATCTACTGATGATGATACAGTTAATGATTGGTCTTCTTGAAAAGTTTCTAATGCCTTTTTAGTTTTAGGACCAAATAAACCATCAACTCCACACTTACCTAAGTCATAGTTCAAACGGTTCAAGATGTTCTGAATTTCGGTAACTGGTGACCCCATATGACCAATTCTCATTACAACATCCCCTTTTTTAATTTGTTCTAACGTTGGGGACTCTGAATATGACTTTGTTGGTTGACAACCAGACTTCTTAAATTGTTTTACGGTTTCTTTTTCAAGTTTAGGGTCTACTTTATCACTTTTATAATAATCATCAATTTTAGAATTCGGTATAACTTCTGTTTTACCCCCACTATTTAAAGACTCTCCCCCGACATAAAATAAATGCCAAGGTTCTGCTTTACGCAGTACACCATCTCTTAAATAAGATACTTTAAAACCAAATTTTCCACAATTATTTTCAACCCATTTTTTAACATCTGAATTCTGATTCCACCAAGACGGTTCAACACTTATTATATCAAATGCCTTTCCTGTATGATGTTGAGAAAATCCGGGTAACGCAGAATACTTTTGTCTTTGTGACACACCACCATCCCTTTTTATTTTACCACCAAATGTATCGACTTGTTTGGAATAACTTCTATATGATGAGACCACGGTAGCTTTAGATGACACCTCAGGAAATTCTTTTTTTAATGATGATAACAATTTTGATATTTGGATTTTTGCCTTTGAAACCTCCCCACCATTGTCTTCATAGTACTGACCTTCTTGTTTCATCTCATCATCCACATGTTTATCATTAATTGTAGTATTGTACTTTGATTCAACACTTGATAAAGATGATTTAATATCAGAAGGTAAATCTCTATTAACTTTTTCAGTTAATAAACCATATTTTTTTAAAATATCATTTTTTTCAGATTCAGAAATAATTAACTTTCCCATTATTTATAAATATCTAATAAGTACGGAAATAAATTCCGCCTCCGATAAACTATAAATACCCTGTTTGTAAGAATAATTTAGAATTCTTCGGATTAAGTCTTTTTTTTGGGGGTCAGTTAAATTTTGTATTAAAAAGGATAAATCTTCATTTGGATTATAATTTATTGTTTCAAAAATTGTTTGATTTGGTATTTTTTCTTCATGAGTATTATCCATAGGTGATATATTTATATAAATAGTAATATTGATTAATAATGAAAGAAACCCATTTAATAAAAAAAATAAGGGAGATAATAAAAGAAACCAACTCAAGTTCAGCAGCAGGATTTTATAACGTACCAATGAGACCCGGATTAAGATTGTGGAAGAAAAAAGAAATGGGTGCGTTTACTGAAAAACTTAATGGGTACGATAACGCAGAATTATATGTTGACGCGTTAGATGGAAATATTGACACTAAAAATGCAAAGGAAAAAGAGAGAATCTCAAGAAAAATATCTAAATATTATGATAAACACCCAACTCAAAACGATGATGATGGTAATGTTTTAAATGATGTCAATATTAAAGAAGCAACATATAATGATGGAGGTGAATATAGCGCACCATTAAGTTTTGAGCCAATTAAATGGGATAAACATACTATGGCACCATATGTATATCATTCCACTCATGACCATAATGAAAAAGGTAAATTAGGTAACATTGGTGGTAAAGTATCATTCAAACATGGATATATGGAAAAACCACACCCAAAAAAAGGTAAGTCAAAAAAAATAATAACACCTAAAGAAAATAAAGATGTAGTTAATGAGGATTTAGCAGTTTGGTTTGGTAAAAAAAAGAAACCAAAAGGTAGTAAACAACCTAAAGGTCCTTGGGTTAATATTTGTAAAAAAGTAGATGGTAAACATCCACCTTGCGGAAGACCTCAGGCAACTGATAGAGCTTACCCAAAATGTAGAGCTGCGGGCGTTGCTGGGAAAATGTCAGATTCAGAAAAAAGAAACGCGTGTCAACAAAAAAGAAGAGCAGAAAAAACTCATTCAAAATCAGGTACAGGTAATAAACCTAAAATGGTTTCTCATAAAACAAATGAAAATATGTCAAAAAAAATTAAAATTACAGAATCACAATTAAAGAACTTGGTTTATTATCTTAATGAACAAAATACATTACCAATAACTTTATCATGTATAGAACCTGATAACCCAAGTTCTCCAGGAATACAATTTAAAAATTTAAAATTTGTGAATAAAGGTACACAAACTTTAAATGATAAAGAAGAGACAATTTATGTTTTTGAGAAGACTAGTCTTGAACCTTATAAACAAGAATCCGTACAACAAAAATTTACAACAGTAAAAATTGAAAACCCTGAGTTGGTTAAAGTTTTAGAACAACGAGGATATAAGAACGTATCAAATTTTAGTTTTTTAAAAACCTACCATCTAAATAGAAAGTTTTATTGTGGAG